TTGTTTAACAACGTTTAAAAGGCTACTCTAATCTGACTTTAGGAGTGGCTTTTTTTATGCCTTTAAATAAAAAACTTTATACTGGTTGGTTTAATACGGTGGCGGTATAAATTAAGTGCAAAACCATTGGGGTGTTCATATTTGCAAGGTGCTACAAAAGAAGAGAGCCTGAACAACGGAATGATAGTTTCTAAAATAGACTTCATCTCTAATGCTACTATCGAGTAATTAGAGTGCTTAATAACGATAGGACGACCGACAAGCATTTGTTAGTTAATTCGTTTTAAAAGTATAGTACAACTCAAATTAGATTAATATTCTAGTTTAGGGGTAATACTACTATGCTTTTAACTCTAGAACTCTCTCTAAGCATTAGTTAGTTATAATATATAATATAAGTATTAATAACATTTAAAAATAAATTAAACATGAATAATAAAGTAAGTTTTGATTTCGATAGTACTTTAAGTGTAAATGTAGTTGAAGATTATGCAAAAGAATTAGTTTGTGCTGGTTTTGAAGTTTGGATAATTACAACTAGAAATCATGCGTTTTATAGTGAAGTTAAAGAAGTTTCTGATAAGATAGGTATATTGTCTAGTAGAATTATATTCACAAGTGGAAAAGATAAGATCCAAGCAATAAAAGATATTAAACCTATATTCCACTTAGACGATGATTTGCACGAAATAAATTTAATAAACAAAGAGTCTGAAACAAAAGGAATAACTAACTTTGGTAATAAAAATTGGAAACAAGATTGTGAAGAAGCAATATTAAACAATTAAAACATGATAAAAATAGGATTCTATGAAAATGATAACTACATTTACATAACAGTAGAAAGTGATAATAATAAGTCTTTATCTTGGGAGGAGTTACAAGCAATTAAAGACATTAGATTTAACAATTTAGACTTTATAGAAGTTTATCCTAAAGAAAAAGAAGTTATTAACAAAGCTAATGTAAGACACTTAATACACATAAAAGGTTTTAAAGTTCCTTATCTTTGTGACTTAGAAACTGAATTTAAAGAGATATAATAAAACATGAAAAAATATATATTCTTAGACATAGATGGTGTTATAGCAACACCAGAATATACTAACAATGGAGTTTGGTGCTTAAATCCTGAAAAACAAAAACTTTTAAAAAAAATAATAGATAATACAGGAGCTAAAATAGTATTGTCTAGTTCTTGGAGGTATTCAAGTTTAGAAAGGACTAAGCAACATATGAAAGATGAAGGCTTTTTGTTTAACGATATATTGATTGATGTTACTATTAGAGCTTATCATTATTTAGAAAAAGGAACAAAGATACACCTTTCTATACCTAGAGGAGTTGAGATTAAACAATGGATAGACGCAAATATACATTCTGACAATGGTAAAAACTGGAATAGAAAAAAATTAGGGGTTGATTTTACTTATGTGATACTTGACGATGATACTGATATGTTATTAGAACATAAAGATAATTTTATTAAAACAAACTCTACAAAAGGTTTAACAATAAATGGAGTTAACAAAGCTATTGAAATATTAAATAATAAAACATGAAAAGACAACCAATTTCAAACGACAAACAATATTACGAATACTGCAACGACTTAGAAAAACTCTCTAACTTAGATAGATTTGATACAGATGAGTTTAAAGAGTTAGAAATGCTTATGCATATTTACGACTATCAATGGATGACTAAAGATGAAGATGAGTTTTGGCGTTCTTTGGAAACACATAATTACTACGAGTTTAAAGGCAATAAGTATTTAATAGATTATTCTTTTGAAGATTGTATTTTTTGGGCTAAATTAGTGAGCGACAAACATTTAATATTATTTGAGGGTAAAACATTAAAAGAATTATATAAAGACATTGAAGATTTAGATTTTAAAGAGATATAAATTTGTCTAATTAAAAATAATTGTTAACTTTGTGGTAAATAAATAAAGTTATGATTAATTATATTAAAGAAAATTTATATGAAATTGAAAAAGAAGATGACATCGGAAGAGGTGAAATATCTTCATTAGGTAGGTTATGTCGTTATTATACAACAAAAGAATATTTAAACATTCTAAAAGGTAAAAGAATAACAAATGAAACATTAAATAACATACCAATAGTTATGTACGGTATTAGTTTTTATGGCAAACCTCCAAATGTTATAATACCTTTTGATAAAATAAAATATGATTACCAAGAAGTAAGTATAGATAATTTTAAAAAACAAAATGACATTGATGAGTTTAACAAAGTTTTAAATAAATACTCTAACAAGGATATAGTTGATATTCTACTTAATGAAGATAAGTTTTTTAGAATAAAAAAAGATTTCATCATTAAAAATGGTTGTTTTTTTTATTAAAAGGATTGCGTAATTAAAAATAATTGTTAACTTTGCTTTAAATTAATAAAATAGAATTATGAATAAGAAATTAGTAAGCGTAAAAGACTACAAGCCAGCACCAAATGAAGTAACTAAAAATCATTTACTTTTAGTAACTGCATACATTTGGACATTAGGACTAGAAATAGCACTATCAGAAATGAAATACTCCAGCATAAAAGGAGATAATATATTTGTTAAAGAATTTAAACAAAAAACAAATCACTTCTTTTATTTTATAACTAGAAAGGTAAGGAAAGTATTTGGACAATTATTAGATGTTGACGAGAAGAGCTTAGATGTTCTTTTTGATAAAGCGGTTGAAAGGTCTAAATTTCAAGTTGAGGAGTTTTTAAAGGATATAACTAAGGTTAGTTAATGTATAAATATATGAAATTTAAAGGGCTGTTTAGGTTGTAAGGCTTAAATGGAGATTGCAGGGCGAAGTTAGGCGTTAGTACCTAACAAGTTTGGGAGAGTTACCCAAAGGCACACTAAGATACAAATAATGCACCACACACCCTGAGATACTTAGTATCCCTTTATTTTTTGTATATTATGTTAGCCACCGTTAAAATTATATATATGAATAAATTAAAAGAACTATTAAGTAAGTGCAAAGCAAGTGTTTCGATAACTGTAAACCAACATAGAAATTATTACCAAAGTGTTAAAGATTACATTGAAGAACAAGCGTTAATTGATGAAGAGTTAATTGATGAAATCGGTAAAGAAGTATATGAAGAAATGAAAAAGACTAATACTATCATTGAAATACAAGCTTACCCATACACACCAATAGGAAGTAATAGAACATTTCATTATGATATTGATAAAGCAGTGGATGTAATGTTAAGTTGTGTTAATGGTGGGTAACAACCGAATAAAGTAACCTATTGTTGTAATTTACACATGAACAATAACTTAACTAACTGAACAGTAAGTTTACGTTAACATAATAAACATAAATAATGACAAAGGAAGAAAATATTAAAATATACAAAAACGAGGCGTTAAGTATAGCAGACATTAGCAATAGTTTGAGGTACATAATTATTGAAGAAAGCATAAGCTCACATTGTTGTTTTGAATATACTATTGTAGATACATCAGGAGGTAAGGAAAGTTACGGAGATTATTGGAAAAGAAAAATGTGTGAGACATTTGAAAAGCAAGAAGCTATTGAAATATGTACAGCACTTAATAATTATTATTGATAAAGTTTAGTATAAATGACTTAAAAAATACAACAAAGCTAATCGTTAATTCGGTTAGCTTTTTATCTTTTAAATAAACTAGGGTAACAACCGTTAACAAAATACACAAATGTATCCATACAGTGAGCTAATATCTCAACTGTTCTACCATCTTTATCCTTACCTTTCTCTTTAACATAATGACCATTTTGGTCAACTTCTAACTGTTCAAAATCATTAATTGTATTTACGCATTTTGGATTTATAGTTAATTCATAACCATTACTACCCTCTAATATCATGTTAACTATATCTTGTCTAGGGTCTTTTCTAGGTTGTGGAAATACTTTCCAGTATGTTTGAGCTAGATAAGGTCTTAATTTATCTATAATTAAATCGTAATGATTCTTATAAGCTGATTTAGTTATTTTTTGATTCTCATTATTACCACTATAATCTCCATATAATAACATTCTATGATTACTATACTTTCTTGATATTATCTCGCAAGTATGCTCTGAAGAGTTAGCGGGAGGAGGTAGACAAATCTCATCAATTATATTTATCTTAATAACGTCTTTTTCTAACCAAGTCTGAAAAACTAAGCAACTAGAATAAGGTCTCTTGTTCTGGTCGAAACTTAAATGTATAGGGAAGTCATCTTTTATTTCAACTTCTTTAACGTGTTGATGTTCTTTGAATAAATGAGCGAATTGATATAAGTTATCTTTTGCACTCCATTTACCATGACGCCATATTTTGTATTTAGTTGGATTTAGTGTTTTAAACGCTTCTATATCATTTTTAAGAGATTCAGGACAATATGGGTTGTCATCAAAGGTAGAATGTATAGTTACTGTTTTTAAGCCGTTAGAATTGAATTTAACAGTATCGTAAATATTAATACCTTTTTCAACATTAGGTTCAAAAAACCTTTTATACATCCAATGGTCTTTATACTTTATTTTCTTTGCTTCTGGATTTAAAGAATAGTATCTTTTTACATTTCCTTTTTGAGAACGCAAAGAAGTTAAAAATATATCGTGATTATCTTCTTCTATGTTGTTTGCTTCTTCAAACCATATCCTATTAGGCTCTGAAATTCCTTTTGCGTTGTCTGATTCTTTACCTCCACGAAAGATAAACTGATTACCATTAACACAACTAATCTTTAATGGAGAAGTAGTAAAAGTGAAAAACTCTCCTAATCCATAATCAACAATAAATCTTTTAATATCCGAATAAACACCCTCTTTAATTTTATTAGAGTTTGCAAATACAACTACACAATTAAAATAATCCTCACTTAAACACTCTTTAACAAGTATTTTAGCAAGGTCAAGAGTTTTTCCAGCTCCACGTCCTCCAAATAGTACAATAGTATCATAATCAACTGTTAAAAGTTCTTTATGTTTATCACATGCTAATATTTTAGGGTCGAATACTATTTCCACGTAATATTATTTTTAACTCTATATATACAAGTTTTAGAAACATTAAACTTTTTAGACAACTCTTTATTTGGAGTTAACATATTATTATTTCTTATGTCGTCAACTTGTTCTTTAGTTAACTTAGCCATTGGATTTTTACTACCACTAGCTTTAGGTATTAGATTGTTTTTAAACGCGTGTTTAATATTCTCACTGTCAGTTGCCCACTCTAAATTTAAAAAGTTATTATTTGTTTTAATTCCATCTATATGATTTACTTGTGCTTTATTTTCAGGGTTAGGTATAAAAGATTCAGCTACTAACCTATGAACTCTAAAGTTTTTTTGTTTCCCATAATTACAAAGTACAATACCTATATATCCATCTTTTTTTAAATGCATGTTTAAAACCTTACCCTTTTTTAATTGTTGAGAATCACCTTTACTATTTACATATCTATCTAAACTTTTAACTCTACCTAAGTTACTAACCTGATAAAGTCCATCATAACCTTTAACATCTTTCCAAATTTCTTTACTCATAAAATACTATTTTAAACAAAGATACAAAATTTAACAAAAACATTTAAACTAAAAAACCTACACTAAATTAATAATGTAGGTTTTGTTTTGTTGTTGGTAGATGTTATTGTCTTTTCCCTAAAACTAAAGCTTCAATTCTTGCGTTTTTAAAATACTCAGGCTCATCACTATTTAATATTTTTTGAATGTTTAGTACTATTTCTTTGTAAAAATTTAATTCAAAATCATTATTTAAACAATGTTCAGCAAAATCTAACATTTGTTTTCTATTATGATAAGTATCTCCTGAATCTTCAAAAGATGGAGGGTTTTTATTTATCCATTTAATTAAAGTTTTTTCATTCATAACTATCTATTTAACATTTCTAAAGTATGTTCTCTATCAAAAATCAAATCTACACATACGTTATAAGGTATATTCAAAGATAAAGATTGAGCGTTAATTATGTCTCTTATTTTTTTACTACCAAAATCAATCATATCTAAAGCCTTTGTATATTCTTTTGTGTTTTCTGTATCAATATATAAATCTAAAGCAATTTCTGCTTTTTCTATTAAACTTTCAGTTCTTAATATAACTTGTTTACAACTATCTAATTCCTTGTGTTGTTCTTTTGTAAGTTTCATAATTATTTCTTTTTGTTATTACAAAGTTAAAGAACTTTTTTAATTTACCAAACAATTCAATAAAAAACTTTAAAAAAATTAATCATAGTTTAAATTTAACTTTAACAAATCGTAATTAATTACTCCCAAATCATATATTTGTAATATGGAGTTAATATCACTTTCATTGCATTCAAAAACAAAACAAGTATCTTTGATTATCTTTTGAGAATCTTTGCAAAATTCTATTTGTTGTTGTTCTATCTCGTGTAACTTACCTTTAAAACGTCCCTTATCCTTTCTAAGACTTTTTAATTGAGTTCTAATAGATTCTACACAATTACTTTTATTTGTCGCTAATTCTTTATAATTCATTAGTAGTATTTTATTATATTGTCTCCTTTAAAAACATAATTAACGTTAAAGTGTACATTCAATAACTTTATTAATTGATTAATATTAACAGCTCGATAAATAAAAGGCTTTACACTCTTTAAACTAGGCTTTTTTAAAATCTCATCAATATAAACATCTAGCAACTCCATAACATTAGGATAACCAGAGTTAACAGAAATTAAATAGTATTCTCTAGTCATAAGCTTTTATATTCTTTTCTTATTTTATCCATTCTATTCGTTAACTCTTCTTTGATGTTAAACCATACTATCCATTCAATAGCTCCATCAATTAAAGCACTATCTACTGAACACATACGTTCACATAATTCTTTATAATCAGATAATAAGTTCTTTTTTCTTATGTCTTTAAAAAACTTCATACGCAAATATAATAAAAAAAGCGGACTAAACAAATAGACCGCTTTTATATTTTGTTGTTGGTAGATGTTATTTGTTTATTTTCCAATCAATTAAAGTTAATATAGTATCATGTTGGTCGTTACCTCTATCTTCTATCCACTTTTCTAAATTATTTTTTATCTGCTCGTCATTTCCTTTAATATGACATTCCCAACCTATTGAAGCATTAACATTATTTACCATAAGGTTTGACCCATCAATAGTTCTATCTATATTTACTTCGTTTAATTCATCCCACATATTTAAAGTTACAGTCGTCATAATTCTAAGTTTTAATTGTTTTGTTATTACAAAGTTAAACATTATTTGCAATTCACAAAACATTAAAACAAAAAAAATGCAAAAAAGTTTAATTTTCTGCATTTTTCACGATTTTTCAAAGCCCTACAAGTTAGATTTTTTAATTTGATTTGATTATTTAATTATTTGTAGGTGCGTATCAGTTCGCCAACTTTGCCGTGTTATAGTGTGTTACACTTTTATTCTTTTATCTCTTCATAACGTCTTAGTTTTGATTATTTTTAAGCTTTTTAATCCTCTATTGTTTCAGTTCTGATACATTGAGAGTAAACATGTCTATACTCTCTATAAACTTTTATTAACTCTATTACGTGTATTGTTACAGCTCCTGTTATAAATCCTAATATAAATTCCATATTTTTATTTTTTTATAAATTCATCTACCCAAACACTATATAAATCAACATTTAGATACTCAACTAAATAATTATGATAATCATGTAGTAATGTCTTAATGTCATTTTGCAGATTTTCAATTTGTTCAGGCTCAGAAATACAATGAATTATTCCTACTCCTACATCTTTATCTTTTAAATTTTTTAATATGATATCTTTTATTCTATTTGATTGCATAATGTCTAAATTTATCAGCTCTTAATTTAGCTAATTCTATTAAATTATCACAAGCTCCACCTGTTATACCTTTGTTCTCTAAATGTCTTTTAACATTCTTTAATAAAACACCTGTATTTATCATGTCAGATAAATATTGAATAACTGGATTTAAAACCTTTAAAGCTTCTGTTTTGTCTTCTTTTTGTAAAAGTTCTTTTAATTGTGTTGAGTTCATAATTATATTTTTTAGTTGTTAGTAATATTTATTTAATTAATTTGTAATTCTTAGCCATTATTGTATTTATTTTCTTAGCACTTTTAAAAGAATAGAATGGACTTTTAGCAGTATCAAAGCTAAAGCAAAAAGTACTTTGAAGTCTATTATGATTTGTAATACCATGGTCACTAACTCTTATTCTAACTTCATCTTGATAATCAGAATGTGTAAAATAAACTGATACACCATTTGTTTCAGAATAACCACAAATATTTATTTTTTCTTTTTTTATTCCTAAATCAATAAGTAAATCTAAAGCTGTTTTTACATTTTCTGATCTTTCATTTGTAGTTATAAATTTTTTCATAATTCTATTTTTTAGTTGTTTAATTCCTTATTGATACCCCAAAGTTACAAAAGATTTTTAAACTACAAAATAAAATCAAAGAAAATTTTAATTATTTATAGATTTATCTAAGAATATCTTATATGATGAATTACTTATTTCATAAGAATGACTACAACATTTACAAGTCATTTGTCTTTTTGGCGTTCCTTTAGCTGTCATTCTTAAAGAGTTATATTCTACATCTTCACTTCCACAACTAGGACAACTATACTTCCAGCCTCCATTCAATGTTCCTACGTGTGTATTTTGCTTAATGTAACTCTGTAATGTTAAATAAACATCTTCTAATACAACAACATCCATATCGCAATAATCAACCATTTCTTTTAATGCTTTCTTATCCCCTTCTACAACATCCTTCCACATATCAAAACCTCTATGCTTTATTTTAGCACCAACGCCTAACCATTGCGCAATAGTGTCTAGTTTATTATTAGGAAAGTTAAATCCGCTTTTAGCCTTCTTTAAAGTATCTAAAGTTCTATAATTAGGAAATAAAGGCAATCTATGATGCAAACATCTTGTTCTTATTTTCTTTAAATCAAACCTATCGCCATTATGAGCTATTATCTCGTCAGCTTCATTCATTACTTTTATAAATGATTTAAGCATATCTTTATCGCATTTATTATTATCCCACTTTAAAGAATACACTTTATCTTCATCTTGCCATTTGTAAGAAATACAAATTATCTTCCAATCTTCTATTACATTATCATAAGATAAATTTAAGTTATATCCAACTCTCCAGCTATAACATACCATTGGACTAGTTTCTATGTCAAAAAAAAGTCTTTTTATAGGTTGTAAATCTATATTTAAGTATTCTTTTAGTTGTTTTCTATCCAATATGTAATAGTTGTTTTTAGCTAATTTTAAACCTAATTTTTTAGCTATAAAAGGATTTAACTTAAAAGACCTCTTGTTAATTTTATCCCTTAGTTTTATATCTTCCTCACTTAATCTATACTGACCTGATTTAACTACATCTAACCCCATTTCTTTAGCTATATGAGGTTTTACTCTTACATTTCTTTTCATTTTAAAAAGTTTCTCGCAATATACAATAATTAGTTGAATAAAAAAAGCACTAACCTGCTTTAGATTAATGCTTTGGTTTATTATTATCAAAATACTTCTCCCAATATTCAGACTCAAAATCTTCTTTAAATTTACTCATCTTCTTTTAGTTTTAATAATACGTTATTTAATTTATGAACAACATCATCAGTTATAACTCCTAGTAAAACTTTATCAACACTATAAACTTTTCTACTTGCTTTGTGATTAGGGTTTCCTTGCTGGATGAATAATTCGTCTCCTTTTAAAAACAATTCGTCTAACAATGTAAAGCTATATAATACTATATATTTATAAACTCTCATAACCTAACTAATTAAATGTTTAACTTCTACTAAGTCTTTCCTAAAGTTGTTTAAAAATAGCTCTGCTGTTTCTTTGTTTTGGAAGGAGAATAGAGGTAAACAACTAAAATCATTTACATATATCTTAAAGCCTACTATGAAATGTAAATCAATAGAATAACCAGCGTAATCTTCAGAAACAACCCACCCATCACGGTAAACATCGCGCATTCTTAACAACTTAAATAACTTCAACTCTTCTTTACTTACTGCGAATTTACAGTTGTCCAACTCACTCGACAACTCTTTCTTAAACTCCATAGCTTGCAACTCTTGGATAAGTTTGTCGCGCTCTTCTTTTGTTGTTGGTTTTTGAAATACATTTAACCCCTTTATTTC